ATTTTAATTAAGCCAATTCTTTCAGCCTCTTCCATGTCGACTGCAACCACTGGAATCCTATCGTCAGATCCAGTAGAAGAGCGAGTCTCCATCGGCGCAAACCTAAAGATTGGATCTTTACTAGTAACAACTCCTGCAGCGTGAATACCAGTACCCCTAATGCGACCACGTAATTGCTCTCCATAAACCTCTACCTCTGGATATTTTTCTCTAAACTCTTTTGTTGATTTTGATGTACAAAAATCATCCCATGTATCTACAGTTTTTAATACCTTGTTTACATCTGATAAAGGAATGTTCAATACTCTTGAAACATCTCGCACAATACCCTTGCCAGTAAACTCTAAGAATGTGGCAATGGATGCAACATGTCGATACTGTCTAACAAGATAATCCTTTACCTCTTCACGACGATTATCTTGAATATCTGTGTCAATATCTGGGAAGTCATTACGATCTGGATTAATAAATCTAAAGAACAGTAGTCCATATTTGATTGGGTCAATATCAGTAATACCAAGAGAGTAACATAGAAGTGAACCAGCAGAAGAACCACGGCCTGGGCCTACAAGGATTCCTTCTTTCTTAGCCCAAGCAATCATACTTTGAACAACAAGAAAGTAAGGACCAAAACTCTTTGCCTTAATAATTTCTAACTCTTCATCAAGACGAGCAAGATAGACTTCATCTTTATCTAAACCACGAGCCTTAAGTCCTTCGATTGCAAGCAACTTAAGTTCTTTGTCTGGATTCTTATACTGCACTGGTAAAAGGTTTAGACCATCTTTAATATCATAGTCTTCAACCTTATCTGCAATGGCTGTAGAGTTAATATACATGTCTTCTCTTACAATGCCCTGCGATTCCATGGCTACCTTCATCTCATCATAAGACAATAGGTGAATATCAAATTTATTAAAAGACATCTGTCTATCTTCACCATAAAGGTAGTCAAGTCTCTTCATCATGTCATCATGCTTTGCTGACTTATCGTATGTAGAGGTCTTCTGCACTTTGGCATGGGAATTCATCAATAGTTTAAACTCTTGAATTTCTTTTTGAGATGGATCAACATGGTGACAGTCTGGTGTAACAACTGTCTGTATCTTAAACTCATCTGCAAGTTCTGACAACTGCCTGTTAACTTCTGCTCCATTGTGTGGCATTAATTCCATATAGAAATCATCTTTAAATACACGACTAAACCACTCAATATGTTTCTTTGCTTGTGCGTACTCTCCAAATTCAAGAGCCTTTGCAATGATACCGCTTAGACATCCAGATAAAACAATAATACCTTCTGAGTACTTTTCAAGAACTTCAAAGTCAAAGCGTGGCTTATTAAAATATCCTTCAGTCCAAGCGATTTCATTAATCTTGTTTAGATTCTCTAAACCAAGTTGGTTCTTAGCGAGAAGGATAATGTGGTTATAGACTAGATCTGTTGGCTCTGTGCGTTCTGCCTTCGGCCTCTTATCAAATCTATCAGCACAAAAATATCCTTCTACGCCAAGAATAGGTTTAACACCCTTTGCTTTTGCAATTCGATACAGTTCTCGATGCCCAGATAAAGTTCCGTGATCTGTGATAGCCAATGCTGGCATACCAAGTTCAACTGCTCGGTCAATATATTCTTCTGGAGTAGCAACACCATCAAATAATGAATAGTGTGTATGGATGTGTAAGCCTACGTAGTTCATATTACCAATCTGTGTTGGTAGCAGAAGTTGTTGTAGGACCGTCAAAGCCTAGATAAAAGGCTTCTTGTTCCGCATATGGAATCTTCTTAAGTGCAAGTTCCAATGGGAATGGCTGAACAGTGCCCCAGTCAAATGGTTCCTTGTCTGGTGCAGATGGAATTAGTGTGTAATTGGTTTCAGTACCCTGACCATTACGCTTTAACTTCCATTGAACGTTTGAGATGCTTCCTGTTTCAAGTGCATACTCACGAATAGTGTTAAATGATGATTGCTTGCTGATACCCATTGACCAGATAGCAACGTATGGCGCTTCAATGCCATCATCTACAAGTACATTGCAATAGAATCGTAGACGGGCTCTCCAGCCAGCCTTTGGATCCTTGCGATGCATTTCTTCGGCCCAGTCACGGCCTTCTGATTCCATTGTGTCTACAGCCTTACGCTTATAGTCCTTTGGATTTGTGTGTTCTTTAACAACTAGAGCAAGACCACGTTCTGCATTATAGTTTGCAGAGTCTTCATCTAGTTCTTCAATAAAGCGAATCTTTACTGATTGACCATCGGCAAGTTTAAGCCACTTTACCTTTGGTGAGTTTTCGTCATACTTTGGCTTATCGAGCAGGGCGTTAATTGCTTTTAGTCCCTTTACTACGCTCATATTATCTCCTTCTTGTTGTTTATATTAGTTTAGCATAGATGATATAGATTTGTCAAAATCGAACTCGATGTTCTTGATTGACTCATCATCCATATCACCAATGTCTTTGTATTTTTTATCTAACTGAATTACGCTAACAGCAGAACCAAGTTTTTCAATTAACTTATCTTTCATAATGCTACCAGCCTCATCATTATCTGCAACTAGTACAATACTAGGAAAGTACTTTTCTAACAGTCTAACTTGCGAGATAGACACATTAGCACCCAGAGTTGCAACTGCTGGGAAACCTACTTGATCTAGTCGTATAGCATCAAAGGATGACTCTACAACGTATATGGTACTTGAACTTTTTACCCTATGCAAGTTAAATAGTATCTTGCCTTTCGGAAGTCCAGGAGTGTTCTTAAATTCTTTTCCTTCAATTGTTCTTCCAACAAAACCAATTGTCATTCCATCTGGAGACTGCATTGGTATTGTAACTGAGTCTTGCTTTTCAGAAAAACCTAAACTAAACTTTACCACAGAATCACGAGTAATCTTTCTTCCTTCAAAGTATCGCATCGCTCTTGGTGATTCTAGTGCTTGATTATTTAATCTCTTAATAAGTAACTCATCATATTGAACAAAGTCTGGTGCTGCATACATTGCCTTATTGACAACCTTTTCAATATCTGTTTCTGTTTGCTTACTCTTAATGTATCGAACAGTTTCAAAATATGTTCTGCCAGTCATGTGCATTATAAACTCTTCAAGACCCTTTGTTGTCTGGCATCCAAAACAAAAGAACAAGCCACTTTCATTTGATACTTCTCCTGCTGGAGTTCTTGTATTGTTGTGGTATGGGCAGAAGACCATAAAGTTATTGCCAAACTCTGCTTCAATCTCTACGCCAGCACCGTTGAGAACTCTTCTTATCTGTTCTTCGGTATAGATGCTACTTACCATCTTCAAAATCCTTATATCGATAGTAGCCTTTATCAAAGTCTACTTGAACTAAGAAGTCACCCATAAATCCATTACGGTTCTTTCTAAATACGCATTCAATAATATCACTGTTGGTTGCTCTGCCAAGAGCAAGGAGCCAGTCAGCATCATAGGAGATCTGTCTTGACCATGCGGTTTGTCCAAGAGTAGGTGGAGTGCTTAAGTCTTTTACATCATCAGGTGTAGCAGATGAGATAGCAATGATAGGTACTTCTTCACTAATAGACATTAGTTTAAGTTCTCGTGAAAGGTTCTTCATCTTTACCGTTTCATTATCAGCCCTTTGATTTGGACTCATCAACTGAAGATAATCTACTACAACAAAGTCAGGCTTGTACTGGTCAATCTTTCCACGGATCACAGAAGGTGTTACTTCTCCACCCGAATCATTTGAGATAATGTGAAACTCTGGACGACCCTCTACCTTATTAGCATGCCATTTACGAAGCATCTCAATTTCAATTTCACCATTAGATAACTTGCGATGAGACCAAAGTCCCTCTCCCATAATTGCAAATACACGATTACGAACCTCTGTCTCAGACATTTCAAGTGAAATAATCATTGGAGACTTTCCCTGCTTCCATGCCTGTACAGCAAAGTAAAGGGCCATCCAAGACTTACCAATACCTGGATAAGCAAGAAAGACACCAAGTTGTCCTGGCATAATTCCAGCAGGAAGATAGTTATCAAACCCTGGAAGACCAGTCTTGATACCAATCGCACCTAAATCATTTTGCTTCTTAACTCTTTCAAAATATGCAACTGCATCCTCAAGATCCGTTGCATCAATATCACGAATCGCTGCAGTATTCTTTTTAAGTTCTGAGGTTTTTGTAATAAGATGTTCAAGTGCACCAACACCATTTCCACCCTGTACCTCACCTGCAGCATTACGAAGAATGTCTTTTAGGCTATCATTCAAATACTCTGTCTGTAATTCTTCCAGGTGATGCTTTGTTGAACCAACGCCAGGGACTGGTTCAAAGTCTCTAAACTTTTCTCGTACAAGGTCTGATGGTGGAAGGCATTGATTATTTTCAGAGTACAGTCTAACAAAGTTCCATATATCATTGTGTGTGCGTAAGAGGGTTTCTACATTTGCCTGTAACAATACATGGATCTGCTTATCTTGTAGTACTGCAGATATTACCTTTGCCTCTGTATTATTCACTCAACCACTCCTTTGCCAATGCCCTGCGCTCTTTGCGTTCTCGATTATCTTTTTCTACTTCTAGTTTACCATTTATAATTTTTTCCGTATTGTAAGCAAAATAATTCCATGTAGGGTCTTGAGCAATAGAAAAATAATACTCTAAAATATCATAACATTCACCAATACCATAGGATTCAATGAGTGCGTCTGCAGCCCATTGTTCCACATTAAGATTCATGTTAGACTTTTGCTCATACCTTTGCAGGTAAAACTTATTAAATCTACTGAGCAAAGCCATTCGGTCTTTGCGGTCTGCCACTATTCGTTAATTTCTTCTTTGGCTTCGTTGATCTTGTCTGTTAGTTTATCTTCAACAAACTTATATACTCGCTCAAAAGCCTCGTTTGTTGTTTCTCCATCACGCTTGCTGTCAACTACGCCAAGGTCAAGTCTCAATGACTGAAAGTTTCCTAGATTTAGTGTATAGCCTAGCGTTACATTTATCTTAGTTGAATCGTTTTCCATTCCCCACCCATTTCTGTTTTAAATACTCTCTGACCAAACTGGAATATATCTTCCATCTTCTGTTCTTGTATATGTAAGTATACCGTCTCCCATTCGCCTTGTCAATTCTTGGCTAGTAGGAGTCATGTTGTTTGTTATTAATTTATCTTTTCTTGGTTGTCCAATATGTATACTTGCAAGTATAGCACGGATCTCTCTTACCTGTGATTCAGAGTAATACGCTCTTACTTGCCAGTGCCTTTCTCCATTAAGTTGTGCTCCTACTGGAGCAGGAATCTTTCCTTGTTTAATTAATGTTGGAATATATTTTCTATGTCTATTGACAAGCACAGCAGTTTCTGCTACACTGTACGCTCTTTCTTTATTCTTTTTAAAATCAGACAGCATACATGTTTCTAATCTATCTTTAGTAATATTGTAAAACGTAACCATTCCAGTAGACCTTGATCTATGATGAACTCTTACTAGGTCACCATTAAGAAACCATACACGAACCTTACCTTTTATTACAGGCTCGTTATTGTATTCTTCGCTCTGGATTTTTCCTTTAGTAGTAGCCATTTGCCTTCCTGACTTTCTGTTGGGGGATGATAAAATTTCCTATGACCACACATAGTGCAGAATGTTTCAACGTGATCTATAGTTGTATACTGCCTATCTATAAAAACACGACCTTTGCATTTGTTGCAAAAAAGCATTTAAAAATCTCCGTTTAGTTTGGTATGCCAATAATGATTAGATTAATTGCTAAAGAAAGATCTCCAGAAGCACCAAATCTAACAACACCATCTACTTTTGATGTTGTGATATTTTGTAAAATAACTGTTACATTTTGACCAGCAGGTGTGCCTCCGACGTTCACTGCGGTTGCAGTAACGATTGGTGCATACTTGTAGTCACTAGGAAAACTATAAGAGAAAGGCTTTTCTGATGATGCTGCAACGGTACTGTTGTTTGCAATGCTAACATATCCGCCAACAAATCTAGTTTCTGATGTTTTTACACTTTGCTTACCTGCTGTTCCAGAATCAATCGTTGTATAGTTATATGTCGCAGAAGATACTTGTGTTGATAGATCATTAATCGTATCTGCTAATTGATAAATATATGAGACATCAAGAGGTTGCCCTCTTTCTGGTAGTGGTACTTTTGCCATTATTTCCTCCTGTTAAAGTATATCATTAAACTGTCCAAGGTCCACCTTGATAAACCCTTAAAAAATTAGTATCTCTAGATATTGGAGAACCCTTTAAATAAATTTCAACAGAAAGCCTGTTTGGTGCCAAGGCCTGAACAACATTGTTTTTGGTATATGTTGTTGGAGTAATTAAAGAAATGCTTGATGTTTCTACTCTTGAACGATATTTCCAGTCTCCACTATCTTCTCTATCCCATCTCACCCAAATATCATAAGATAGCGCTTCTTTAATTAAGGTTGTTCCCTTTTTAATTTGAACAGAGTCCCAAGCAACTGTGCTTACATCCCCAGCCTTGCTATGATGAATTGTTCCAGGTACATATGTAAATTCTGGTTTAACTAAAAAGATTGGAGACCAGTGAGAGGTTCTGTTCTTATCTTCAGACACTATCCTGTAACGCACTTCATGCCCCTGAGTTATAGAATTAATTGCTGGAAGTTTGGACTCAAGGATTCTTGCTTTTTTAATTATCTCATTAGCCATTAAGAAACGCCTATCGAAAATCTAAACTCAATATAATTACTTGTGTTAGGTGATTTGATTATTGTAGAGGCTGTTTCATTTTGAATAACAGAATAACCAGTCAAACCATACAGAGGGTTTAGGGATGAAACGTTTTCTAATCTCATTGCATCTAAAGCAACATAGTAGTCAGAAGATGGTGTACCTCCTACTAGTGTTGTTACGTATATTTTTGCAACAGTAACCGCATTCCATGTAAAGTTTGGACTTACATAAAGGCTCTGCAACTCTTTTGAAATAACAAAATATCTATTTGAATCAAAATCATATTCCCCAGCACCAGTTCCATTTACAAGTTCTGCCTCAAACCTGGCAAATGCATCTGGAGATGCAGAGTCGGTGGAAGCAAAATCAACTAAAACTCTAACAGTATCTGGAGAAGATGCGTTTTGCAATGTCTTAGATTCTCCATTTTTGTTAATAATAGAAAATGCCAAACGAAGTTGATCTGTTGGAGAGTTTTTACTAAAGTCAACACTTGGTCCAGTAAGGTGTATGTGGTTGGATCCGCTTTCAATTATAAAATGATCTTGTCCAGGTCCGCTTTCAGAATTAATTGTTAAATCAGCGTCATCTCCCATCATCACAATAACATTATTAAAAAATCTTGGTCTTTCATATCTTTCTAGTCTTGACGGTACATAAAAAATTGTGTTGTCAGCATTAGTTTGAAATACTGGATTAGTAGTTGCAATAACATTATCTCCATTTGGAGAGTCAAGTGGTTCTGTTATTTGTGGAATTGCTACTGCAGAAGCGTTGGTATGATATTGCCAGTTCTCTGTTTGTGTAAATGCAAAAACGGTTTTGCTGTCATATGCTCCAGCAGTTGAGTTTACTCCAGCAGAATATATTCCTACCTCTGTAATCTCATATCTTTCTTCTGTTGGCATTTCTGCTGTCAAAACAACCTTCTCTAAGCCACCCTCATTAATAAAACCTCTTGAAGATATTGGAACTCTAAACATCTCAAGATCAAGATTTTTTTGCTCAGAATAGTCTCCCAAAGTATCATTTGTCAACAATGGTTTTTTTCCACACCCAACCGCAATATACGATGCATAAGCAGGTGCCTGACCCAAAAGGTATTTTCCAATAATAGACTTACCAGAACTAGTTATCATGATTCTTCCATTCCAAGTTGTGACTCATATATTGTACCATTTGTGATAATTTGTATTTCTATTTGTTCATCTGCTTCTAAATTTACAGCCTCAATAACCACATCTCCTGTTTGAATATCTGAATAAACATACTTTCCATTAGGTCCTGTTGGAGAGGATGGGACTTTTCTATCTAGTTTAATAGGAAAGTTATTAAAGTATCTATTGGATGTAGACTGTAGGCTAAGTATATTATTTGGGTTATACTGTTGCTCAATATCAGATAGATTTTTAATTAACTGATATGAAAGTGGCTGTCCATTTACTGTATCATTACGAGCAATGTTAATTAGTTCTTGACCACCAATATTTTCAAACACAAGATCGGTCATTAACTCAATTGGAACTAGGTCATCATCAAACAATATATTGCCAGGAATAGATGTTTTTACTTGGTCTAGTGAGTTTGAGGACACATATGCCAATACAGGATTAGACGGGGTTGCTGGTGTTGAACTAACTTCTGCCATTTTATACCTCGCTCACATAGACTTTCATATTAGGACCTGCGCTTGTTCTTGAATACTCAATATTATATAC